AAGTAAAACAAGCGGCGTCGGTTACCATAGAATCATTATGCCAATAGTCAATATGCAAAAAGATTATTGTTTAATGACTGACACATTAAGCGAAGAAACATTTGAAGGCAATTATGATATTGTTATTATGAATCGTATGTTAGCAAATATAACGCCCGATCAAATGGACAATTGGCGCACAAAATATGGTTTTAAATTAATAGTTGACAACGACGACTTTTGGCATTTAGATCCTTCGCATTTATTGTACGAACGATATATTTTAAATAACATACCCGAACAAATATTGGCGTGGATTCGTATTGCTGACCTTTGCACAGTAACGCACGAACGATTGGCTGAAGAAATTAAACCTTACAATTCAAATATTGAAATTGTGCCAAATGCAATTCCATACGGCGAAGAACAATTTAAAGACTTTAAAAAAGATTCAGACCTTATTCGTTTATTTTGGTCAGGTTCAGGGACACACGGGAAGGATATGGAAATTTTGCGCAATCCATTAAAGCGTATTAATTTTCCGGTGCGAACTGTAATTGCAGGTTATAATGAAGGCGAAAAACCAATTTGGGACGGAATGATTGCCGCATTTACTAACGGTTTAAAATTAAACCCGACGATTTACAATTACAACGAAGTCACTTCATATATGGCGGCATACGCGGATTCAGATATTTCATTAATTCCTTTGGTCGATTCCAAGTTTAATTCAATGAAATCCAATTTAAAGGTATTAGAAACCGCAGCAAAGAAGAATCCCGCAATAGTTAGCAACGTACACCCGTACAGGGGTTTTTATCCTGCCTGTCACGTAAACAGTCAAAAAGATTGGTATTATTGGATCAAATTATTAGTAAATGATCCTGACGCCCGCAAACACTACGGGAACGCGTTGTACGAATACTGCAATAAGAATTTCAATTTACACGAAGTAAACAAACACCGATTCGCTATTTATAGTAAACTAATAGGAAATGCCGGTAATTAAATGTTCAAACGGGAAATATAGAATTGGGTCAGGCGCTTGCATATACGACACAGAAGAAACTGCGCAACGCGCTTGGGCAGCAATTAGGGTTTCAATGGTAAATTCATATAACGATTACCCAAAAGCGGCAATATTAAACGCACAAAAGGCATTAAATATTAGAAACGAATACAAATTAAGCTGCGGAACGCCTGTTGGTTGGGCGCGTGCGAATCAATTAGCAAGCGCGGAAAATATAACCCGTGACACTATTTCAAGAATGGCGTCTTTTGAAAGGCACAGACAGAATTCTAAGGGTGATCCGAAAAAAGACTGTGGCGCTTTAATGTGGTTGGCGTGGGGTGGCGACGAAGGGATTGAATGGGCGCAAAAGAAGCTTAAACAAATTGATGAAGAAGCACGTTAAGATTTATCTTGAATACTTTGGCTACGGAATAGAAGATTTTATTGCGTGCGAAGTATGCGGAAAAAAGGCGGTTGACATACACCATATTGACGCAAGGGGAATGGGGGGAACGAAAAACGAAGATACAATTGACAATTTACAGGCATTATGCCGACAATGTCACGTTGTTATGGGCGACACAAAAACACATTATCAATATTTAAAGGACATTCATAACAAAGTATTAAATGGCAAAAGTTAAGTCAGACAGTCGCAAAGTATCATTCGGAAAAAGGAAATGCGGACACGCAAAGAAATCTTATAACAAACACACACCAAGACCAAAAGCATACAGGGGTCAGGGAAGGTAAACTGTGTTTAAACTGTGTAAACTATGGCAAAAAATACTTCAGGTTTAAAACCATTTAAGGCGGGCGAAGATACAAGGCGTAACTTGGAAGGACGCCCACGCAAATACGTTAGTCTTTTAAAAGAACAGGGTTACAAATTAGCCGAAATAAACGATTCAATTCAGGCGCTTATGTCAATGACACCAAAAGAATTGGAAGCCGTGACAAAGAACCCTGACGCGACTGTACTTGAAATGACAGTTGCAAAGGCAATCATTAAGTCAATGAATAACGGAAGTCTTTATTCAATGGACACTTTACTTTCACGCGTTTACGGTAAACCAAAAGAACAGGTTGACGTTCAACAGGACACGAAGATTGAAGTCGTATTTGTTGACGGCAAAACAATTTTGTAATATAAACGGCGTATCTTTACATTATGCGCATTGAGTTACCAACCCCACATATTAACCAACAAAAGATATTGCAAGCGGATAGGCGCTTTATTGTCGTTATGTGCGGACGTCGTTTTGGTAAATCCGAATTGTCGCAAATATTAATAATTAAAGAAGCTTTAAAAGGCGGTTCTGTTGCATACGTAACGCCGACATACGGATTGGCGCAAGTATTCTTTGAACGCTTGGCAAAAGTGCTTCCATTTAAAAACAATATTTCAAAGCTTAAAATATATTGTCCGAACGAAGGATCAATTGAATTTTTCACAGGGGAACGATTAGATAATTTACGCGGACGCAAATTCCATTTGGTTATTATTGACGAAGCTGCGTTTATTTCAGACTTGGAAGACGGTTGGAATAATAGTATTCGCCCAACGTTAACCGATTACGAAGGACGCGCGGTTTTCCTTTCAACGCCACGCGGGAAGAACTTCTTTTATTCCCTGTTTATGAAGCAGGGCGAAAACGATTGGCAAAGCTTCAAATTTAGCACATACGACAACCCGCATATAAACCCCCGCGAAATTGACGAAGCACGAATACAGTTGCCGGAAGTTGTATTTAATCAGGAATATTTAGCAGACCCCGCAGAAAATAGCGCCAACCCGTTTGGGAACGCATTTATTAAACGTTGCATAAAACCTATTTCAGCGCAACCGATCGTTTGTTATGGAATTGATCTTGCGAAGTCTGTTGACTTTACTGTTATAGTTGGTTTGGATAATAACGGAAATGTGGCTTATTTTGACCGCTTCCAATTAGATTGGCATAATACCAAAGAAACAATAAAAAGATTGCCGCCTGCGCCTATAATCGTGGATTCAACGGGTGTCGGCGACCCGATATTAGAAGACTTACTTCGCGAAGGGGTAAACATTGAAGGTTTGAAATTTACAAGTCAATCAAAGCAACAACTTATGGAAGGTTTGGCGTCAGCCATTCAACAGGCACGAATTGGATTCCCTGAAGGGGTTATTGTTGACGAATTAGACGTGTTTGAATATCAGTTCACGGCAAATGGCGTTAGGTATTCAGCGCCGTCAGGATTTCACGATGACTGTGTTATGGCGTTGGCTTTGGCTTGGCAAAACCATAATATAAAGCGCGGTTCAGGACGTTACGCCTTTGCTTAACCGTTTATCCTTAATATTTACCGTTCGTCACATTTTTCAAAAAAAGTTTAAAAAAGATTTGGTTGGTAATGTGTAGAAGGTGTATATTTGTGTTAACAAAAGCAAATAATAATGAAAAACTTTAACAACGCTTACACAATCTGCAAATTAACTAACAAAGAAATCTTTTCTGAAGAATTTGCAAAACAACCAATTAACGAATTCTTTGCAAGTATTATGACTTTGTTAGTAAAAGACACACACGAAGGCAATAGTTGCGACAGAGTTGAAAAAGCAATCCAAAATTCTTATACAAAGGATATGCAAAAGAAAATATTTTATACAATAGGTTTATTATTAGCAAATTATAAATAATATCCCCCGCAGGGGTGCGACTGTACAACGCACATTTTAAAAACTTAACTTATGGCAAACAAACTAAAAACACCACAGGAAAAACATTTAGAATTATTAGCTGAACGTCAAAAGCAATACGCCAAAGATTCTTTGGGTATGGGTTGGTTCTTCGCTATTATTACGGCGGCTTTATTGTTAACCGCTTTAATTGAAAACTTATAATTATGCCTTATTCAACTTGCTGCGGTGCGCATACCAATTTTCCCGAAATTGACATTTGCCCTGACTGCTTAGAACATTGCGATTGGGAAGAAGAAGACGAAGAAGAATTGGAATCTGACCAAGAAACAGAAAACCAAATTGACCAAGCTAAAATTGATTCAAATGAGTAAATACTACGAATTAAAACAGACAACGTTAATGGAATTGGAAATTGAAGGTTTGATTGAAAAAATTAAAAAACTTGAAATTACAATAGGAATTAAAGAACAGGAAATTAAACAATTAAAAATGCGTATCTTAGCAATGGCAGACATTAACCAATAATATTGTCCCCGTCCAATTCAACAATCAATTTTAAACAGGGGTGTTTAGGTTATGTCACGGGCGGGGATATTTTAAAAGCTTATAACAATGATAACAAACTTTGAATTCCTGACAAGGGAAATGACCGACGAAGAAAAAAAGTTAGTGCCTATCCTAATAAAAGGATTCAACACTAAGACAAAAGACAACCCGATTAAAGCGCCTGAAATAGTACAGGCAATCAATAACAAGCGCGAAATCTTAGGTTTAAAGTCTAATTTTTCAGAAGTTAGATTGCGTAAAATTGTTAATTTTATACGTGCAGAAGGGATTTTGCCGCTAATAGCTACGTCAAACGGTTATTATTGCAGCAAAGACAAAGAAGAAATTAAAAGTCAGATTGAAAGTTTAACGCAACGCGCTGAAGCAATTATGTCAAGTGCAAACGGACTTAATAAATTTTTATAATATGAAAGAACTGAACGAACTTCGCGAATGGGTTTGGTCACAATGTTTGACAGGTCAACCTTTTTCCTGTGCAGACGTTATAAATAAGATTGACCAAATGTTAGAATCTGACACAGATATTGAAGAACTTTTATTAACTTCGTTTTATGAAATGGAATAATTTAACCCTTTGGCAATATCAGCAATTAATGCCTATAATTACCAATCCGAATAAGGATTGGACAGAATTAGACAAAGAAGTAAAATTATTGTCTGTAATTACAGGTTTAACAGAATATCAAATTGACAGTTTAACGATTGAAGATTTAAAAGAACTGCGCAAAGACTTGGCTTTTTTAGACGAACCAATTGAAGGGAAGCCGGTTGACTTTATTGTTATCAATGGCAGGCGTTACCGAATGAATTATGATATTAAAAATATGCCGGCGGCGCGTTACATTGAAAGCAAGGTTTTCAGCAAAGACACATTGGCAAACTTGCACAAAATAGCTGCGTCAATGGTTATCCCGCAAAAAAAGACTTGGTTCGGCAAATGGGTTGACGACAAATATGACGCAAGCAAACACGAACAATATTCGCAGGATATGCAGGAAGCTAATTTCATTCATATTTATCATTCGTTGGTTTTTTTTTATCAAGTTTACAGAAATTGGATCGAAGTTTCGCGGGACTATATGATAGCGGAAATGACGACGGCGGGAATGACGACGGAGCAAGCGCAACAGGTAGTTCAGCTTTTATGCGAATCTACGGGTGGCATTATACCGCCAAACTTGTTGCCGAACACGAAAATATCAGAACTTCAGAAGCTTTTGAAATGAAGACAATTGAATTCTTGAATACAATGGCATATATGAAAGCCAAAAATTCATATGATCGTGAAGAAGCAAAACGATTAAGGCAGTAGTTGGTTTTTTATTGTTATAAGCAAAAGGAAGAAGACCCCGTTTTTTAGCGGGGTTTTTCTATTGGCGGTATTTAGGTTTATTTTGGCTATTTATGGGTATGAGTGAAGCAAAAGCACAGGCACTTTTTTTAAAAGAACAATATTTAAAAGAAATTGGGGATTACTACAATTTAATTGACCCAACTGAATTTCCTGTTGCTGAACAAATGTTAATGTATTATGGTAAATTATTTAATGACACAATACAGGCGAATTTAGATAAAAGCGGTTCAATTGCTTCAGGAAGAATTGGGGATTTGGTTGTACCTAAGATTAAAAAGTTCGGGAATAATTATGAAATGCAATTAGGATATGACCCAAATAACCCTGCTTCGGTTTATTATAGGTTTGTGAATAAAGGGGTTCGTGGCGCAGGTGGGGAAAATGCAAGACCAAAACGTGTGTCTTCAGATTCGCCTTATCAATTTAAAACACCGTTCCCAAATCAAAAAATGGCTAAGTCTATTTTGGAATGGTATAAATTAGGCAAAGCAAAAGCAAACACGGATTCACAAAAAAAAGGGTTAAGTGCTACGCAGACAAAGAATAGAAGATTAAAACAGGTTGCAAATAAACCGTTGACATTAATGCAGGTTGCATACAGAACGGCGTCGGCAATCAAAAGGGACGGTTTAAAAACAACTTCTTATTTTGATAATGCAGTTAAAACTGTATTTAATAAGGAATTTTTTGAAACAATGGCGGTGGCTTTCGGTGGCGACGTTCAATTACAAATTAGACAAATTGGAAATAAAATAGAATCAAGTAATGGCAATAACAGTAAATAGTGTACCGGCAACTTACCCAAGTATGCACGAAGACCTTTGGTTTGTGGCATCTTCGACAAATGTCGGGGTAACAAACTTCAAATTCGTTTACGACGTTTATATTAACGGCGCACAGGTAAGCAGAAATAAAGTATTCCCTGCGCCAAGTGCTGAAGGTAGTTATGGCGTATTTAACGCGTCCCCAATGGTGCGCGCATACGTTACGAACTATTTTGAACCGTCCGGAAATACGGTTTTAATGGCTTCAAACGACAAAATAAAGGTTGATTATCAAGTTCGTATTGGCGAAGAAGTAAGCGGAACTGTTACGCCTAATTTGGCTTCAGGTTCTTATTCTGCATACAACTATTATGCGCCATTGTTCGGGGATATATTCACAGAGAATGGCGAAGTGCCTTTGGTATTGTCAAATTACTATGATAATTTATTAATTGAGAATTACACGGACGATTGGTTAACAGATCGTGACAATTCAGATATTACGATTGAATACGGCGACCAATTCTTTATTACATTTTTAAAGATTACGGGCGGCGCTTATAAACTTTGGGTTCAACCAACAAACGAAGACGGAACTTTTGGAACTGCGGTTAGTGGCGCGTTGACAATGTCAGGTCAATTTAATTTATTTAATTTTCAGGCGGCTGCAATTAATGCGTGGGCGGGTTCTGAAATAATCACACAAAATACATACGGTTACAATGTTTATATTACGCTTGGCGCAGCAACAACAAGGGTTTTACGATTCAGGCACGTATGTAACCCCAAGTACAGACAGTATAACCTTCACTTTCTCAACAGACTTGGCGGGTACGATTCAATGGCATTCCGACTTGTCAACAAACGAAGAAGTGAATTTCAACGTTCTTCATATAGACGCAATCCTTATCAATTATCAAATGGTCAAATGACCAATATTGACGCATACAATAAATACAATGAAACGACGTATAACTTCGCTATTCAACACACCGATTTTTATATGTTAACTTCAGATTGGGTTAATGACCAAGATTACGCTTGGTTGGCGCAATTAGTAGCGTCGCCAATTGTTTATATGGAAGTTCAAGGTGCGTTTTTCCCTGTGACGATTAGAAATACAAACTACCAATATAAATACAAGGTTTCAGATAGATTATTCAATTTTGATTTAGAAGTTGAAGTTGGTAAATATTTAAACAGTCAGTACAGATAATGATTAGAACCGAAATATACATTGAAGATCAATTAATTGATTTATTAAAAGATATTGGAACGGATTTCACGTACACAATTGACGACGTGCGTGACTTCGGCGCTAAAAATACTTCCTTCAGTCGTACAATATCAATTCCTGCGACTGCCCGCAATAACAAAATTTTGGGTTTTGCTTTTGAATTAGGAATGGCGCACGAACACAATATGGATTTACCAAACGTAAATACAAACTTTACACCGTCACAGGCGGCTAAGTGCGAAGTATATATTGACAAAATACAGATATTTAAGGGCGTTATTAGAATACTTGAAATTATTACTAATAATGGTTCAACAGAATATCAATGCGCCGTATTTGGGGAATTAGGCGGCTTTATTACGGAGTTAGGAAATAAGCGTTTGGAAGATTTAGATTTTAGCGAATATAACCATACTTGGAACGTAACAACAATTCAAAATAGTTGGAATACAATAAATGGTTCAGGGTATTATTATCCATTAATTGATTACGGCAACGTTTCAAATAATAAAGACGATTTCAGCGTTTATACGTTCAGACCGGCTTTGTATGTAAAAGAATATATTGAAAAAATATTTGAAGGCACAACTTATACTTTGAATTGCGACTTTTTCAATACAGACTTTTTTAAGAAACTTATTATCCCAAACAATAGTCAGGGAATTCAAGGTACAAACGACCGATTTATTCTTGCAACTATTGCAGCAACTAAAACAATTTTAAACAGTAACACACCAACGGCAAGAAATATAAATGTACCTTTTGATTCTACAACTTTACTTTATTTTACGGAAAACGGAAGTAAAAGCGTATTCACTTATACTGACGGTACAAAGACTGTGCGCGCAGTGGCTTCAATAAATGGAGTTTATCAAACCGACGCCGCTTCTTCAATTACTGCAACTTTATTTGTTGCAGGCGTTGCAGTTCAAACATTGTCGCAAAATACATTTTCAGCAAATAACCCTTACACATTCAACTTTGATTGGACAGGAAATATTTCAAATACAAATACGGTTTATATAAACATAAGCGTTCCGACAAGTGCCAATACTTATATTGTGACCGTGTCAAGTGCTAACTTTACTTTTACGCAATTAGCTGCGCAATTAGCAACTGTTGCTTATAATGGTACGGTTTCAATGAATAATAATTTGCCAAAGGGTATTTTCCAAAAAGACTTCTTTTTGTCAGTTTGTAAAATGTTTAATTTATACGTTTATCAGGATAATATAAACGAAAGGCAAATTAATATTGCACCTTATATTGACTTTTATTCTGACGCCGTGACAAATTCTTTGGATTGGTCGCAAAAAATAGATATGTCAGCGACAATGTCAATTAAACCAATGTCACAGTTGAATGCGCGTTATTATGCGTATAAATACACGCCTGACACAGATTATTATAATGATAACTATTTGAAAAAGTACGGTCAATCATACGGCGACTTTATTTATGATTCAGAATTTGATTTTGTAAAAGATACGGCTTCAACACAAATTATATTTGCGCCTTCTGTATTATTTCAACCACAGAATCACGCACACGTTGATAAATATTATACAACAATTTTTAAATTGTCAAATAATAATTCGCAGGAAGATTCAATGGATTCTGTTATTCGTATTTTAATGGCTAAAAAATTGACTATTGACCACACTTGGCATATAAAGTCAGGGGAAACGGGCGGCGGTTCAAATTTAGCTAATTTAAACGTTTACGGATATGCGGGACATTTGGACGACCCAACAAACCCAACTATTGATTTGAATTTTGGCGCACCAAAGGAATTGCAATTTCCTGCGACAACTTACCCAACAAATAACTTATTTAACACATATCATAAACCGTACATTTTAGAAATTACGGATATGGAAAGTAAATTGTTGACATGTCGCGTTTATTTGAATGCCCTTGACATTTACAATTTAGATTTCAGCAAATATATTTGGATAAATGGCGTATTATTTAGATTGAATAAAATTGAATCTTACGACCCGACGGATTTTAGAACAACACTGGTTAATTTATTAAAAGTAATAAACACGAATTAATGGCAGACGAAATAATTGGTATAAAAATAACGACAGACGCCGCGCAGGCAACCAAAGACGTTCAGAATTTAGATAAAGCTTTTACCGATACTG